TTATACAGGTCAGTGGTATATAGTTTCTGCATTGCCTAATTTTATTAATGTAGGTCATCATATTTATGTTTTAATAAGATTAGACGGACAAGGATATTTTTATAAAAGTGATTCACTAGATGAACTAAAAAATAATATTTCTAAAGATTGTGGAGAAACAACTATTTTTAAAGATTTAATTTTTGAATAATTCATCTAAACATCCAATCTAAAATACCTCAAATTGTTAAGGAAATTATAGAAAATCCATAAAAGCAAAACCCAGTAACCCTTGCCACATAAGGGTTTCTAAAATCAAATAATCCAATAAAAGGATATTTTCATGCGATTTATGTTTTTGTTAAAAGTAATAAATAAAATGTTGACATGGTTTTAGTTGTGTGGTATACTTATTAAGTAGGTTAAAAATAAATAATATTTTAGAGAAAGGATTGGTTAGTTGAAGAATAAAGGTAACTGTTGGAAACCTGTTAAGAGAAGCAAACCACCACCTTCTTTCAATATATTTTAAGAGATCATGTGTAATAAATAGTAAAATAAAATTATTGAAAGAAGGAATTAAACAATGACTGAAAACAATGCAAATACACTACTTAGAGAAGCTGAGAACAAAGTAACAATTGAAGGAACAGTATCAGAAATTAATATCGAAATAAAGCAAGTACAAGGTAAAGAAGCGATTACTGGAGAAGTTGTTATCCAAACAGAGGAAAATTCAATTCATACAGTTGATGTTTTCGCTTATAAATTGAAAAAAGATGGAAATGATAATTCGGTATTCAAAGGATTAACAACAATAATGGATGAATATAAATCCATTGCAAAGGTCGGCAAGGAGGAAGCTGATAAAGTAAGAATTACTGGGGCAAAACTTGTGGTAAACGATTACTATAATCCTGCTGGTGAATTAAAGTCTCCTATTAAAATCAATACAAACTTTGTTAATAGATTAAAACCTGGAGAAGAGTATGAACCAAAGGCAGAGTTTGAAGTGGAAGTATTCATACATAAAATTAATGACGAGATAGATAAAAAAACTGGCGATTTAACAGGAAGAAAAATAATCAGTGGATTAGTTCCTATTTATGATGGAAAAGTAGTCCCTATGGAGTTTATTGTAGCGGATAAAGAATATATTGATGCTGTAGATTCTATGTATGAAGCAGGTCAAACAATTAAAATTTATGGTGACTTGATTAATACAGTGTTTACTACCAAAAAAATAACTGCTGTTGCAATCGGAAAACCAAAAGAAACCACAACGACCATCACAACAAGAGAAATGGTATTCACTGGTGGTACAGAACCGTATGTCGAAGATAGCCCTTTGCTATTTAATATGGAAACTATTAAAAACGCAATGACAGTAAGAGCAGAACATCTCGAAGAACTTAAAAATAAAAAATCTAATACTACGAGTGGAAAAGGTAAAACTACATCTTCTACACCCAAAAGTGGAAAAGACTTACCGTTTTAAGAATTATTAGTGAATAAGATAATAAGGATAGGTGGATACATCGCCTATCCTCCAAATTGAAAGGAGATTATTATATTGGATATTTTTAACCCACAAGTATCAGTTGTTGCTAAAGGTTTAGAGGGAAAAACAATCATGGTTTATGGGGGAAACAATTTAGGAAAAACCCTACAAGCTACAAGAATGAAAAAACCATTATATCTTCCATTTGAAAAAGGATTGAACGCAATTTCAGGAGTACCACATGTTCCAATCAATTCATGGGCAGATTTCAAGAAATGGAATAAACAACTAACAAGTGTTGCTTCAGTAGGTAAGGCAAGAGAATTATACAGTACAATTATTTTTGATGAAGTTGAAGCATCAGCCAAATATTGTCAAAAGTATATCAATAGCGTGTACGGTGTTTCAAGACTAAAAGATGGAAATGAAGGATTTGGTTTATGGAAAGAATATGAAACCGAATATTGGACAGAGATTAATCAATTGACTGGTGCAGGGTACACGGTTATCTTTATCGCACACAAAACAGAAAATAAAAATGGTTTAACTCTTCCAAAAGGTGATAAAAGAGCACTAGAACCAATCATTGATAACTGTGATATTGTCGTGTACCTAGAGTCAAATGGTGTAGATGAGGATAAAAAAGTAATTAAATCATCTGGATATCTCGCTCAAACTGATACGTATTTTGCCAGAAGTAGATTTGATTATATTGATACATACATCAAAGAATTTACGGCAGAGAATTTAGAAGATGCTATTGTTCAAGCGATTCAAAGACAAGAAGAGGCCGAAGGCGTTAAAGCAGTTTCTTTTCAAGAGCAAAAAACAACTTTTGAATCAGAAATTCTTGATTATGATCAATTAATGACTAACATTGGTGTTATAGGTGAAAAGTTTATCAACTCTGATAATGTGGCACAACTTGTAGAAATAGTGGAAAAATATCTTGGCAAAGGTAAAAAAGTAAGCGAATGTACTAAATTACAAGTAGAAGTAATGTCTGTTATTTATGATGATCTAGTAGATAGAGCAAAAGAATTATCAATATAATATAAGTATTGTGAGTAGGCAGGTGTTAATTTATGCCTGTCTACTTATAATGTATTGGAGTTGATTCAATGGGAAGAGGAAGACCCTGTATGTGTCCTTTGTGTAAAACTACAGTTAACAAAGAGGATGCGTTTGAATATAAAAAAAAGTATTATCATGTTGACTGTTTTAGCAGTATGTCAAGACAAACCACTAAAATAGAAAAGAGTAAACAAAAACAAAAAATTGAAAAAGTAAAAGATAAATTACAAAAAGAAGCTTCTATTCAAATTGAAGTAGAAATTTCAGATGAAGAAATATTAGCAAAAGATGCAGTATTTGACTACTTAAAAAAGTTATTAAATATACCAAAACTAAATGTGAAAACATATAAATTGCTAAAAGATTACTATGCTACTTATAAATTCAGTTATAAAGGTATGTTGATTACACTAAAATATTTTTATGAGTTACAAAACAATCCGATTGTATCAGATTGTGTGGGAATAATCCCATATACATATACTGAAGCTCAAGAGTATGAAAAGAGAAAAAATGAAATAGTTAAACAAGTAGAAAATTTAGAAATGACTGAAATAGTTATTCCCAAAATAGTTAAAATAAGAAAACAAGCACAAATTACAAATAAATTAATTAATATTGACGATTTGAGGTGAGCACATTGGGTCTTTCATGTAAGCGAAGCTATTTACAAATACTAGGTTGCTTATTGCAAAATCCTGAATTATTAAGCGATAGTAGATATACTGTTGATAGAGATGATTTTGAAGAAATATTTCATAAAATGATATTTGCCTCAATACATAATTTATACTTACAAGGTGTAAAAAGCATAGACTATATTGCAATAGATAATTATTTATCTCCGTATGAATTACAATATAAAATATTTAATGAAAATAATGGCATGGATTATATTATTGAATGTAAAGACAATAGCAATCTTAATAATTTCGATTATTCCTATGAAAGAGTAAAAAAGTTTAGTCTACTAAGGACGTTTATTGAACAAGGAATTGATATTGCTGAAATATATGATGAAACGATTGTTGAACCAAGAGAACAAGAAAAGATGCAGGCAAAATTCGATAGTCTATCCGTACAGGATATTTTCAATACAATTGAAAAAAAAGTTGTAGATATCAAAAATAAACATCTGATGAATATAAACAACCAAGGACAAAAAGCAGGAGAAGGACTATATGAATTAAAAGAAAAATGCAAAGAAGCTCCCGATATGGGTATTCCAATGGCAAGTAATATAATGAATACTATTGCAAGAGGTGCAAGATTAAAGAAATTTTATTTAAGATCAGCTCCAACTGGATTAGGTAAATCAAGACTAGCCGCAGGAGATGCTTGTAGTTATGCTGTACCTTACATATGGGACTTAAAAGAAAAGAAATGGATGTACAGAGGTATTTCAGAACCCACTCTTTACATCACAACAGAATTAGAAATTGAAGAAGTACAAACAATGCTTGTAGCTTATACCAGTGGAGTTGAAGAGGATAAAATATTAGATGGCAATTACACGGGCGATGAAGAAGAAAGAGTAGACCAAGCAATAGAATTTATTGAACAATCTCCATTGTGGATTGAATATATGTCTGATTTTAATATTGAGGATATTGAAACAGTTATACGAAGATACCAAATTGAAAACAAAGTTCAATACATATTATTTGATTATCTCCATACGTCCATGAAACTTATGGCTGAAATTGCAAATATATCTAAGGGTATGAAATTGAGAGAAGATCAGATATTGTTAATGTTTTCGGACAGATTAAAGGCCATGTGTAATAAATATAATGTTCATATTGATAGCTCAACTCAAACAACTGGCGAGTATAAAAATGTTAAAGATGCAGACCAAAATGTACTTAGAGGAGCTAAAGCCATCGCCGATAAAATAGATTTAGGAATTGTAGCATTGGAACCTACCGCATCAGATTTGGATTCACTGAAACCTATATTATCAAAAGGAATATATCCTGTTCCGAATATGGTTTATCATATTTACAAAGTAAGGCGTGGAAAGCTTTCAAGAGTAAAGTTGTGGCTTTATGTTAATCTTGGTAATATGCGATTGACAGAACTATTTCTTACTAATAATAAATATGAGGTAATTCCTGTCGAATCTACTAAAATAGAAATGATTGATGCTATACTGGATGAACATTCAGTTGATGAAAAAGAATTAGTGGTAGATAAAGAAGATGAAGAAAATTCAACTAAAGCCATCTTTAGTTTTTAGAGGTGGAATAAATGCTTGATAAAGAGAGAATCAAACAAGATTTAGATGATCAAGATATAAAAATGCTTCTTAAAGACTTAGGTAGTGAAGATCCACGTAGAGATAAAGACAACAATTTATTATTTCAGACTGTTTGCCATAATAGTAGTGGAGGATCATATAAACTACATTATTTCAAAGATAGTAAAACATTCCATTGTTATACAGAATGTAGTGATACATTTGATATCTATGAGTTAGTAAGACGTTCCAAACTAAATCGAAACATTAAACTTAGTTTCTACGAGTGTATTAAATATGTTGCTGCACTAACTAATAAAAATATTCATATATCTTCAATATTCTCTAAGCTTGATAAAGATTATATTATAGATGATTGGGAATGGATAAAAAAATATAAAAGAATATTAAAACCGATTGTAAATTTGCCTATAGTAAATAATATTGTACTTGATGTATTTGAAGAAATATATTATCAATCATGGATTGATGAAGGTATATCAATTGAAACGATGGAGATGTATGGTATAAAATACTATATTAAAGATGATAAAATTGTAATTCCTCATTATGATATTAATAGCAACCTAGTAGGTATTAGGGGGAGAGCATTAAGAGAGGACGATATTCTAGCTAAAAAGAAATACATGCCTTTAATAGTAGAAAAACAACAATACAATCATCCATTGGCGTTAAATCTATATGGTTTAAATTATACTCAAGAAGCAATTAAAAAACTTAAAAAGATAATCATATTTGAAGGAGAAAAAAGTTGTCTTAAATGTGAAGATTTTTATGGAAAAAATAATTTTTCTGTAGCCATATGCGGTATGTCGATATCTTTGCAACAAAGAAATATGATATTATCGCTTCAACCAAAAGAAATATTCCTTGGATTTGATAAACAGTTTAAAGAGACAAATAGTAATGATGCTTATAAATTCGCCGAAAAACTTCTTAAAATTGCATTGCCATTTACGCCATATTGTCAAGTGTATATATTATGGGATGATGCAGATTTACTTGACTACAAAGATAGTCCATGTGACAAAGGAAAAGAAATTTTAGAAACATTAATGAAACATAAATATGAAATCAAAACAAAGAATGGGGAGGAAATTCAACCATGCAATATTTCGTAAGTGATTCAAAATTCAGTTATAGTAGGTTAGATTTATTTGATCAATGTGCTTATAGATATAAATTAAAATACATAGATGAACATCATTCTGATAAATCTGCTCTAGCGTTGGAACTTGGTACTTTAGGTCATATGGGAAAGGAAAAATGGGGACAATATTTAATTGATGATGAAGAACCTGATTTTGGATACATTCAACAAATTATTGAAAATGGGTTAGAGATACATAAGATAGAAATCATAAATGGCATAGAAGTAGAAAACGAAATTGAAGATATACTTGGAATTAAAGACATAAAGAAAAAATACTTTGATACTTATTCCGAAATATGTAATAAATCAGGAATGACATATGATGAAAAAATAAGTCTATATTTAGATCATTTAAAAACTATACCCTTAGAGAAAGGTTGGAGTGTATTAGCTGTAGAGAAAGGATTTAGTTTTTCATATGCAAATAAATATACTATTCGCGGATTCATTGATAGGATTGATATTAACGAAAATGGAGATTTAAGAGTAGTTGATTATAAAACATCTAAAGCAACATATCCAGATAATAAAGTAGTAACACCTTTACAAATGTTTATATACGCAATGGCATGTGAAAAATTATATGATAAATTACCAATTGAATTTATTTATGACTTTATCTTCATAGGAGCGAAACAAAAAGCATGCACAAAAGGATATTATAATAGAGGAGTAAAGAAACTAGACAAATTATTTGCCAAACTTGAAGAGTGTTTAGAAAAAGGTGAGTATATTCCAAAACCAACTCCTTTGTGTTATTGGTGTGATTTTTCAAATAATACTCCATTGGCAGATAAAAACTTAAAACATTTATGTCCATATTACTCTTTGTGGACACCTAATAATAAAACATTTGATGTAAATAAAAAATATGGAGAAAAGATTGAAATCAATAATGAAAGGGTTAAGAAACTATTTGATTTTTAGATATATAAAATAAAGGAGGTTGTTGACTATTGTATAGTTTACATAATCATGATGAGACTTCAAATGCTGGACTAGGTTTTGCTGATACAATTAATAAGACTAAAGATTTAATCACAAAAGCACAAAAATTAGGGTTAAGTGGTATTGCTATCACGAACCATGAAGTATTGAGTTCTCACTATAAAGCACAACAATTAGGAAAAAAACTAAATTTCCCTGTAATTTTAGGCAATGAGATTTATTTACAAACACCAAAGCAATTCGAAGAGGCAAAAAATAACTATATTAGCAAACAAACATATTATCCACATTTTATTTTATTAGCAAAAGATGAAATTGGGCACTATCAATTAAGACAATTATCTAGTATTGCATGGAAACAAAGTTATATGGGAAATGGCATACTAAGACGACCAACTATGACAACAGATATTGAGAATATTATTGGAAATGATAAAGGGCATTTAATAGCCCAATCTGCTTGTTTGGGATCATTTTTGGCTCATAATATTTTAGATTTAATAGGATTAGAAAAATCAAAAAAGAGCAATGAATTAATATACCAAAAGAAACTAACAATTAATGAATTTATTGAATGGGGAGTAGATGTTTTTGGTAAAGATGATTTTTATATAGAAATACAACCTGCAATTGAAAACGTGCAAATAGAACAATGGGAGTACAACATAAGAGCAGTAGAAATAGCGAAGGCATATGGATTACACTATATTATAACTACAGATTCACATTATTTACAAAAAGATGATGCCTCTATACATAGTGCATTCTTAAATTCTAAAGACGCAGAAAGAGAAGTAGAAAGTTTTTATCGGACAGCATATTTAATGAGTGAATTAGAAGTACGGAACTATTTGCAAAACAATTTAACTGAAGAAGATATTAATATAGCCATTTCTAATACTCTTATTATAGGGAGTAAAATACAAGAATATGATTTATCAGAAGCACAAATTATTCCATTAATTACTTTAACACAATTTCAATTAAGTCATATTTTATCTGATTATTATTCTGAATATGAATATATCAAGAAATTTGCGTATTCAGACAATGAGCAAGATAAATATTTGTTATATCAAATGGAGCAAACATTATTTAAAAAAATCAAACCAGAGGATATTCTCGTTGCTGTTGATAGAATTAACAAAGAGTTAAAGGAGTTATATCTATTAACTGAGGCGTTGCATCAACCTATGAGTGCTTATTATAATAATATGGCAAAAATTATTGACTTATCTTGGAATGAAGGAAATAGTTTAGTTGGGCCGAATCGCGGTTCAACAGGTGGTTTTTTTATAGCTTATTTATTAGATATCATACAAATTAATCCTATACCTTTAGGGGGATTAACACCTTATTGGAGGCACATATCGGCTGAAAGAGGATTAGACTTACCGGATATTGACTATGACACAGAAGCATCAAAAAGAAAACAAATTCTACAAGCAATGAAAAATTACTACGGAGAAAATAGAGTTATTAATATATGTACTTTTGGCACACTTAGCTCTAAAACTGCATTACAAGTTGCAGGAAGAGGATTAAACATTCCAAGTGAAGAGATAAACTTTATTACTGCAATGATACCCACTGACAGAGGTGAGGTTTGGAGTTTAAATGATTGTTTAAATGGAAACGAAGAGAAAGGCAGAGCAAAGAAAAAAGAGTTTATCGTAGAAGTAGATAAGTATGAAAATCTGTTAAATGTTGCTTCAAATATTGAAGGTCTGATTGTACAAAGAGGAATACATGCAAGTGGTGTACTAATTCTAAATGAGGATTATACTAAACACAATGCTTGTATGCTTTCCCCAAGTGGCGAGATTATTACACAATTTGAACTACATGACAGTGAAGCAATGTCTGCACTAAAGTATGACTTCCTTACAATTAACAGTTTGGATCGAATACGAATCACAATGGAAACATTGCTTCAAGAGGGTCTAATAGAGTGGCAGGGCAGTTTGAAATCAACTTACGATAAATACATGCACCCAGAGGTTTTAGACTACACAGACAAAGAAATGTGGAGCAATATAGAAAAGATTCCATCTCTATTTCAATTCGACTCGGCAGTGGGAGCAGAAGCATTAAAATTTGTTCAACCAAAAAGTGTATTAGAAATGTGTGCAGCAAATTCTTTAATGAGACTTATGGGTGATGGTATAGAAACTCCACTAGAGCAATTTGTAAGATATAAAAATGATATTAATTTGTGGTATATAGACATGCAAAATTATGGACTTAACGATAATGAGATTGAAGTATTAAAATCTTTTCTAAATGATTCATATGGTTTGGCAGATTCACAAGAAAGAGTTATGCTTTTATCTATGAGTCCTCAAGTGTCTAATTTCACTCTTAAAGAAAGTAATAAATTGAGAAAATCTATAGCCAAAAAGAGGCAAGACATATTAATTGAAGCAAAAAAAATGTTTTATGAAAAAGGATTAAAATCAGGTACAAGAAAAATACTATTGGAATATGTTTGGGAAGAAGTATTTTCTAAAAGTTTTGGCTATTCCTTTAGCTCAATTCATTCTTATGGTTATACAATCATTGCTCTACAAGAAATGAACCTATACAGTAAATATCCCTCTCTCTATTGGAATACAGCTTGTTTAATTGTTGATGCAGGAGCAAACGAAGAATCAGAAAACAATAAATCAACAAACTATGGAAAAGTTGCTACAGCTATTAGCAATATGCAATCTCATGGTGTAAAAATAGCATTACCCAATATTAATACGGCAGACTTTGGATTTAAGGCAGATGTGGAAAATAATAGAATTGTATATGGATTAAAAGGTATAAATGGTATAGGGGATGATATTGTAAGAGTAATTGTTTTAAATCGACCATATTCTTCATTACAACAATTTATAAATAAAATGATTATATCTGAAGATACACTAGTAAAAAATGGGCAGATGATACAGTTGATAAAAGCAGGTTGTTTCGATGAATTAGAAAGATGCAATAGATTAGACATTATGAAAAATTATATCAAACAGATTTACGAACCAAAAAGTGAATTAGCACTTAGGAATATAAACAATATTATAGAATCAGAACTTGTGCCTGAACATTTACAGATATATGTGCGGATGTATAATTTCAAAAAATATATATCTAATCCAGATTTTATCTATGGTTTAATTAAACCTAAAAAAGAAACAAAGAAAGGATATATGGACAGACTAATTAAGTTAGACACAATCGCATTTCCTTTTTACCAAGATAATTTCTCGGAGGGGAACATAGTTGAATATATAGATGATACTATTATTATTTCAGAAAAATTATTTAAAAAAGAGTATGATAAAAGAATGGAGGACTTCAAACAATGGGTCATTAAAGAAACTACATTAAAACAATATAATGAGTATCTTTATAATAAAACATGGAACAAACATGCTGGAGGTACTATATCGAAGTGGGAGATGGATTCATTATGTTTCTACTATACGAGGCATGAATTAAGAGATAGTAATTTAAATGAATACAATGTAGTAAACTTCTTCGATCTCCCCGAAAATCCAAATGTGGTTGATACATATATGAGAAAAGGAGTACAACATCCTAAGTTTGAAATTACTAGAATTATTGGAACAATACTAGAAAAAAATAAATACAAGCATAATATTACATTGTTAACTATTGATGGAGTAGTTAATGTGAAAATGTATGATGGGGCATTCAATAATTATGATAGACAGGTTTCAAAAGTAAATGAAGACGGGAGTAAAACCATTGTAGAAAAATCATGGCTAAGTAGGGGAAATATCGTCTTATTTTGTGGTTATAGAACAGGAAGTGTTTTCAGACCATATAGATATACAGATACAATTTATCCTCATACGGTTACATTGGTTGAAAGTGTTCTACCTAATGGGCAATTAGTTTTAAATACTGAAAGAAAAAGAGGGAATTAAATGAACGAAGAAGAAATAAAACAAATTAAATGCACTGTAAAAATTGCTTCAATAAGGCATTTTAAAAATAATTGGGGTATTCTTATAGTGTCATTATTAGACCCTATTAGTGGCGATGTCGCAACAGATAAATATAATTGTTTCGCAGTTAAAGGAGTTATGGCAGAACCTAATTATCAAGATACATATACAGTTGTAGCAAAGGAAGTTATAGATCCTAAGTGGGGAAAGCAATATAACTTAATCTATATGGGAGTATTATCTGATATGTCAGATTCAGATAGTCAAAAAACATTTTTATCAAAAATACTTACATCTAAACAAATTGATAATTTATACAATACTCTTGAAAACCCTATCGCTATTTTAGAAAATGGTGACACGCAAGCTCTCACAAAAGTAAAAGGAATTGGCATTAGAACTGCTGTAGCACTTATAGAAAGATATAAAGAACATGTAGATTATTCTGTTGCATATGTAGAATTAGATAAGTATGGTTTAACTCCTTACGCAATTAGAAAAATAGTTGATTCATATCCATCTCCTGAAGTTGCTATTCAAAAAATAAAAGATAATCCATATATTCTTGCAGATGAAGTGGAGGGAATAGGATGGAAAAAAGCAGATAGTATTGCACTAAGTACAGGAATGCATCCACACGCTCCTCAAAGAGTTAAAGCATTTATCAATTATTTTTTAGAGAGAAGTGCAGAAGAGGGAAATTCTTATATCTCACCTTCTTTATTAATGGATGGTATTGTTGAATCTATTGGTGAAGAAATAGATGACGATCATTTAAGAAAAATTATTCAAGATATTAAAGATGAATTATGGTGGAGCGAAGATAAAACACAAATTGGTTTAAAAAAATACTATGACTTAGAGTACAATATTGCAAGTGAATTATTGCGAATTGCGAATGGAGAAAACAAATTTGAATACAATGGATGGCAAGAAAAAATTAAAATAGTTGAAAAGAATCAAGGATGGGATTTTACGCAACAACAAATTGATGGAATCCAAACTGTACTAGAAAATCAATTGGTTGTTGTTACGGGCCTTGGCGGCACAGGGAAGAGTTCGGTTGTAGGTGGAATGTTAAAGGCGTTAAGCAATTATTCATTCTCTCAATGTGCTCTTTCGGGAAGAGCAGCAGCAAGAATGACAGAAGTTACAGGTGAGCAAGGCAAAACAATTCATCGTTTACTTGGATACAAGCCTCCATGTTTTACATTTAATAAAGACAATCCATTAATTGAAGACATTATAATAGTGGATGAGATTTCGATGATAGGTGGATATTTATTCTATCAATTATTACAATCTATAAAACAGGGTACAAAAGTAGTCCTCATTGGTGACATCGGACAATTAGAGAGTATTGGCATACTCAATGTAGCAAGTGATATTATTGGATCAAATATTATTCCAGTAGTTAATCTCACAGAAATTCACAGACAAGCACAAAAATCAGCAATTATTACAGATAGTATTAGTGTAAGAAATGGAGTGCAAATATATGAAAATGGATTTACTGGTAATGTGATACATGGTGAATTACAAGACTTAGAGTTAGATATATATGTAAATAAAGCACATACTGCAAAAAAAATGATCGAAAAATTTAAAGAGAATTTACCAAAAGTTGATAGTATATTTGATATTCAAGTCATTGCTCCAATGAAGAGAAAAGGGGATTCATGTACTTTTCAATTAAATCAAGCATTGCAAGAAATATACAACCCATTTAATCCAACTCTAAAAGAAATTGAACTAGTTCATTCAAAAGACTTAAAATATAAAATAAGAATTGGTGACAAGGTTATGAATGTGAAGAATAATTATAAAACAATACTAAAATCCAATAAACGTGAAGTAGTTGAGTATGATTGGGATAATGAAGAGTTTGAAGAGGAATTAGTAATAGAAACACCTATTTTTAATGGAGATATGGGAATTGTTAAGGAGATAACCGATTATGATATTATCATTAACTTTAATCGAGTTGGAGAAATAATTATTCCTAAAAATCATTGGAAATTCATTGAATTGTCTTACGCCTGCACATGTCATAAATACCAGGGATCAGAAGCGAAGATAGTTATTATAGGATTAGATAATAATTCCTTTTTAATGCTTACAAAGGAATGGGTTTATACTGCAATTACTCGTGCTAAAGAAAATTGTATTCTTTGTGCTGAAAGTAAAGCATTGAGATATGCTATTTCTCATAATAGCATATCAAACAAAAAATCACATCTAAAACGTATCTTGAAAAATTTTGATGATATTGTTCATGCACAAAAGATTAAAGCGGATAGATTGTTGCTTTAGTATAAACCAATAAATAAAATTCCTTGACATCAAATTCCCCACATGCTATACTATATACATAGAGAGGAGGTGAAAACAAAAAATGAATCCAACAAAAATCATCAATCGAATCGACGGTCAATGGACTACTTGCACTTCTCAAGAATACAATTCCCAAGACAAAGCAAACTTCATGTTCAGCAAAAGTGATCTAACCAATACAACTACATATTATAAAAAGATTGGTTAAATAATCATAATTCCTAAACACAAGTCATAAAAAAATTATCATAATATTGGCAAGAGTTTGATCATATATCTTATCAATACTACTAGTCAAATTCTTGCTAAATCAAAATCTTGCTAAATCAAAAGAGGTGAATACATAATGAAAATTCTAAAAGATGCAATGGACGGATCAAAATGGATTGAAATCTTCAAAGAAGAATATGAATCTAATTATCATGATAAAATTAATTATATGCATTGTTTTGAGCAAGACACAGGTAAAATTGGTTATTATCGCAAGGAAGTGTTAGATAAATTAGAAGTGTTAGAATTCTGCAATAAAGAATCAGAAATTAAAAATGAAAGGATGGAAGATTAAAGTTTGGCAAACATATCAATGTGTCAATTTACTGATTGTGAAAAATCTTCTAGTTGTTTGAGAATATTAGCACCACCTGAAGCAGAACAAGTTTACATGAAATTCAAGAATATTTGTGGTGAATTTAATCAATATCAATGGTATTGGCAAGCACCAGATCATTTTATTGTTAAGAAAGAAGGTGATGAACAATCTATATAAATAATATTTCTTTACATGGTATTGACTTTCACAAATATGTAGTCATAAAACAAGATGACTTATATAAACACGCATCAGAGCAAGATAGTATTGATTTAGCAAGGATTATTAAAAATATTAGAGTTAGTAGAGTTAAGTTTAATAAGAAACCTAGCAATCAGTATTTAGTTATAAATATTGATGAATCATATGCAGGTGAGGTTATTGAGATTTTGAAGAAGAATAGGCATTGGGATATGTAATGAAGGGTTATTGTTATAAAATAAAAATAAAATTATTGGAGGATACATAATTGAAAGTACAAAAAAGAAACAGTACATTGGTTGAATTTGATAAGAATAGCATTATTCGAGCAGTTGAAAATGCAATGCTTGAAACAAAGGATGGTGTTGATTCAAAACTAAGTCATGATATTGCTAATAAAATTGAGTCTATTGGCTTGGATATATACTCAGTTGAAAATATCCAAGATTTTGTAGAAGATATGTTAATGGAAAGTAATCGAAAAGATGTTGCAAAACGATATATTATCTATCGTGAAACTAGAAATAAAAGAAGAATAAAAAACAATAGTAATTTTAAGTTTATTACGGATGAATTTGTTAGTAAATATAAACATAAAATTGCCCCATTTACCAATTTAGGACATTTTGTGTATCTAAGAACATATTCTAGATGGTTGCCAGAAGAAGGTAGAAGGGAGTTTTGGTGGGAAACTGTTCGTAGAGCTGTTGAA